AGTGGGTTCGGGTGGAGCACCAAATCCTGGACCAGCACCTGCAGTACCTGGAAATCAAGGAAATCCTTCAATTTTTTCAACAATTACATCAGCTGGTGGTGGATCTGGACAATTTGCTGTTTCTCCAACATCTAATGGTGGATCAGGCGGTGGTATTCAAGGACAAGGTCTAGCAGGAGGATCAGGAAATACACCTCCAACAAGTCCACCACAAGGTAATCCAGGAGGATCTGTTCCTGATAGAAATGCTCCACAGTATGGATCTTCTGGTGGTGGTGGAGCTGGAGCAGTTGGAGATAATGGAACACCAACAGTAGCTGGTAATGGTGGTGTAGGATCTTTTGTATCTCCTTCTTTTGCAGGCTCTAATGGAACAACAGGACCAGTTCCAGGAGTTAGATATTTTGCAGGGGGTGGAGGAGGTGGTGGAGAAACAACACTTGGTACAGGTGGGGCAGGAGGTGGTGGATCTGGTTCATCAAATCCAGGAAGTCAAATGACTAGTGGTACGGCCAATACTGGTGGAGGAGGAGGATCAGGTAATGATAGTGCACCAGCAGGAACAGCAGGTGGATCAGGTATTGTTATAATAAGATATAAATTCCAATAAAATAAAATTATGAGTGAAATAAAAGTAAATAAAATTAGTCCTAAACAAACATGTACTCAATTAACATTGGGAGATAGTGGAGATACTATTATCATTCCAAGTGGTGCAACAATCACGAATAACGGTACAGCGACAGGTTTCGGAAGAACTGGAACAGTAAACTGGGATACAACTAAAAAAACTACAGGTTTTACAGCTGTTAGTGGCGTAGGTTATTTTTGTGATACAACTTCAACAGCTTTTACAGCTACTTTACCATTATCTCCTTCGGCAGGAGCAATTGTAGCTTTTTCAGATTATACAGGAACTTGGGCAACTAATAATATTACAGTTGGAAGAAATGGTTCTAATATTAATGCAGCTGCTACAGATTTAATATTAAATATAAATAATACTACAGCAACTTTAATTTATGTAGATGCTACAGAGGGATGGAGAGTAATTGACACTGGATCTTTATCTAGTATTAATTCACCTCCAGCATATGTGACAGCAACAGGTGGAACAGTTTTAACATGTGGAGATTATAAAACACACGTATTTACAGGTCCTGGAACTTTTACAGTAACATGTGCAGGAAATTCAGGTGGATCTAATTCAGTAGAATATTTAGTAGTAGCAGGTGGTGGAGGTGGTGGAGGAGGTGGTGGTAGAGGTGGTGGAGGAGGTGCAGGTGGTTTCAGACAAAACTATCCAAGTCCATCAGTAGCAGGATTACCAGTTACAGCAACAGCTTATCCAATAACAATAGGTTCTGGAGGAGCTGGTAAATCTGGAAATCCAAGCGGTGGTCAAGGAGGTTCTGGAACAAACTCAGTATTTAGTGCAATAACATCAGCAGGTGGTGGAGGCGGTGGAGGTGGATGCACTGGATCTCCAAATTTAACAGGAGTGGCTGGTGGTTCAGGAGGTGGTGCTGGTAATACTGGTAATTCTTCTGGAAATCCAGGTGGAGCAGGAAATACACCACCCGTTAGCCCATCTCAAGGAAACCCAGGTGGAGCAAATTCAGCAAGTCCAGAATTACAAGCAGGTGGAGGTGGAGCAGGAGCAGCAGCCTTACCTTCTAGCGGTCAACCAAAAGGAACAGATGGTGGTATTGGATCTCCAATAGCAACAGCATTCTTTGGACCCACAGCTCCAAGTTATGGAACTCCAGGACCAGCTTCAGGAAGATATTTTGCAGGAGGAGGTGGAGCAGCAAATGATTGTAATAGTGCTCCAGGACCACAACCTCAAGGAGGATCTGGAGGAGGAGGAAACGGACAAGCATATCCAACAGGTGCTGCACAAACTTCTGGAACAGCTAATACTGGTGGCGGAGGAGGGGGTAATATAACAAATACCTCAGGAGCAGGCGGTTCAGGCATAGTAGTAATAAGATACAAATTCCAATAAAAATTATGGATTTACAATTAACAAAAACTAAAATATAATAGGAGACAATTATGGCACATTTTGCAAAATTAGGAGCTAACGGAAAAGTTATAGCAGTATTAACACTGAACAACAGTGATATGCTAAATGCTTCTGGAGTTGAAGACGAATCAGTTGGTCAACAGTATTTAGAATTACATAATAACTGGCCAGCTCAAATGTGGATTCAAACATCTTACAATACAACAGGTGGAAAACATACTAAAGGTGGAACACCTTTTAGAGGAAATTATGCAGGTATTGGTTATACTTGGGATGAAGACAATCAAATCTTTTGGCCAAAAAAACCTTTTAATTCATGGGTAAAAGATATAGCAACTGCATCTTGGAAATCACCAATTGGTGATGCTCCAGCATTAACTGAAGAACAAAAGACAGCAAGATCTTATTATCAGTGGAATGAAGCTGGACAATCTTGGGATTTAAAGACTATCTCTTAATTGTTGACATCTAACTAAACAATATATATCTATTGCATACGGTGTTATGCATAAAATAATATTATCTCAAATAGACCTACATTTTGGGCAAGTAGAAATGCCTAAAGGTTTTGAAATAGATAGAGAAAAATTAGGTGCAGATATTTTATCATCTACTATTTATAATAGAGAATTTCCATTCTCTAGATCTTTTGATATGTTACAAACATATTTAAGAGAACATATTAATTTAGAATATGGATTTACTTTAGTTCATAAAAAAACAATTGGTAATATTTATAAACCAAGACAACATTCAAATTCTTTATTACAAGTTGATCCAGTAGATTTAAGAAACTCTCCAGATTATGTAATGTTATATGGAGTTAATGTTGGAAAAGATTCTTGTAAAGTATTTATAGAATATGATGATAATAGAAGAAAAGGAAGAAGTTGGGAAATACCTTTAAATAATAATGATTTTATAATGTTTCCTTCTACACAAAGATATCATATAACTGCTAATACATCTGAACAATTAAATTTTATATTAACTACGACTTATGAATTTATCTAATTATTATTGGTATTTTAAATCAGCTTTAACTCCAAAGTTTTGTGATGATGTTATTAAATATGGATTACAACATCAAGAAGATTTAGCTATTACTGGTGGATATGGAAGAGATAGAAATTTAAAAGAAAAACCATTAAAAGAAGAAGAAATTGTAGATTTAAAAAAGAAAAGAAATTCTAATATTGTATGGTTAAATGATACTTGGATTTATAAAGAAATTCATCCATATATTCATGAAGCTAATAAATTAGCTGGGTGGAATTATGATTGGAATTTTTCTGAGTCTTGCCAATTTACTAAATATAAGTTAAATCAATATTATGATTGGCATTGTGATTCTTGGGATGTACCATATGATAAACCAGAAGATCCAAACAGTCATGGTAAAATTAGAAAATTATCTGTAACTTGCCAACTAACAGATGGTTCAGAATATACTGGTGGCGAATTACAGTTTGATTGTAGAAATTATGATCCACATATGCGTGATGAAGATAAGCATGTGTTGACCGTGAAGGAGATACTTCCTAAAGGCTCTATCGTTGTATTTCCAAGTTTTGTGTGGCATAGAGTACAACCTGTAACAAGAGGAACTAGATATTCTTTAGTTATTTGGAACTTAGGATATCCTTTTAAATAATATGTTTATAAACGAATATTTTAAAACACCAATTTGGTTTGAAGAAAAACCAGAATTTGTAAAGTCGCTTACTAAAGCAACTGACAAATATATTAAAGACGCCAGAGATTTAAGAAAAGGTGATATTAAAAAAAATGGAGATTTTGGTACATCTTATCATTCAACACCATTAACAGTAGATACTAAATTTAGAGATTTTCATAATTATGTAGGTCAAAAAGCTTGGGAGTTTTTAGATTGGCAAGGATTTGATATGCAACAATATATAACTTTCTTTTCTGAAAGTTGGGTACAAGAATTTGCTAAAAATGGTGGAGGTCACCATTCAGCACATATTCATTGGAATCAACATGTAGGTGGATTTTATTTCCTTAAAGCAAGTGAAAATACTTCTTATCCAATATTCCATGAACCAAGAACAGGTGCACGTTGTACTAAATTAAAACTTAAAAAACAAGATGCAATTACTCATGGTACAGAACTTATACACTTTAAAGTTAAACCAGGAACGCTTATATTCTTTCCAGGATATATGGAACATGAATATGCAGTAGATCATGGAAAAGAACCATTTAGATTTATTCATTTTAATATACAAGCAGTTCCTAAAGAAATGGCAAAAGTAAATGTCTAAATATAATTTTAAAAAAGATAGATTTACAGTAATTGAAAAAGCAATAGATTCAAAGATTGCAAACTTTGTATACAACTACTTTTTAATGAAAAGACAAGTTGCAAGAACAATGTTTGATGAAAGATATATATCTCCATTTACAACTGAGTTTGGTGTATGGAACGATGATCAAGTTCCTAATACTTATTCTCATTATGCAGATATTGCTATGGAAACTTTATTACTTTTAGTTCAACCTGTTATGGAAAAACAAACAGGATTAAAATTAATTCCAACATATTCTTATGCAAGAATTTATAAAAAAGGAGATATACTTCATCGTCATAAAGATAGATTTAGTTGTGAGATATCTACTACATTAAATTTAGGAGGAGACCCATGGCCAATTTATATTGAACCAAATCCTAAAATGGGTGGAGTTGTAGAAGGTAAAGGTTATATCTCTGATAATACTAAAGGTATCAAAGTAAATTTAAAACCTGGCGATATGCTAGTTTATAGAGGTAATCTATTAGAGCATTGGAGAGAAGAATTTGATGGTCAAGATTGTGGTCAAGTGTTTCTACATTATAATAATGCTGCAACTAAAGGTGCAAAAGACAACATCTTTGATAAAAGAAAACATCTAGGTCTTCCGAGCTGGTTTAAGAAATGATATAATTCTATATTGGGAGGGGTCTTCCACCTATACACCAACCCTTCCCACTATAGGATTATTATATGTTTTTTGGAGCAACAGCATTTGCAGAAGCACCTTTTTCATCAGAAGGTATTATAAATCAATCAGTAGAAGTTACTGGTGTTCAAGCCAATACTGCAATATCAAGTGTAAACGTACAAGCTGATGCTAGTGTTGAGTTATCTACAAACTTATTAGTAATAACTTTAGGTGATGCTAATGTTGCAGCAGATGCCAATGTTGATGTAACAACTAATTTATTAACTATTACACAGAATAGTGTAAATGTTATATTTGATTCTAATATAGATGTAAGCACTAATTTAATACAATCGTTTGTTGATAGTGTTTCATTACAAATTGATAATGATGTATTTGTTGCTGCAGGTTCAGAAATAGATCTTGAATCAACAGTTAATACAGTTCAAGTAGATATTAAAACTGATGTATTCGCAGTTGGTGAGCAATTAACTACAACTGTAAATAGTGTAACAGCAGATGCTAATACATTAGTTAACGTATCTACAAATTTATTACAAACAACTGTTGATACAGTTAGTATTACTGCTGGTGCGAATGTTAATGCTAGTGGTAATACATTAACAGTTTTACTTGGTGATGAACAAGCTACAGGTAATGCTACAATTAATTTATCAACTAACTTATTAGAGTCTACAACAGATACTATATCTGTACAAATTGATAATGAAGTCTATGTTACAGGAGTTTTAGCAACTACAAACACAGGCTCTGTAACTATTGGAATAGGTGTTCAGCTTACTGGTGTATCAATGACAGCTTCCACAGGAAACCCTGTAATATTTGGTTGGGCAGTGGTTGATATCAATGTAACTAACTCATGGACCGTGGTTGATATAGCGGCTTAATAAATATATAATGTAAGGAATTATGGCATCATCATACTCTACAGATCTTAAAATAGAATTAATGGAGACAGGGCAAAACTCTGGAACCTGGGGAGATAAAACTAATACAAACTGGAATTTAATACAACAGGCAGTTGCAGGATATCAATCTATTGCTTTAACATCGACTACTACGACATTAGCAATGACAAATGCAACTATTTCTAATGCTAGAAATATGGTGTTAGAATTTACTGGAACTTTATCCGGTAACTCCGCAGTTACTGTTCCTGATGGTATTGAAAAATTATACTTTGTAAAAGACTCCACGACTCACGGAGCTTACACATTAACATTTAAAACTGCTTCAGGTACAGGCTTTACTTTAGATTCTGGTAAAATTGCAGGAGCTTATGCTGATGGTACAAATTTAAATGAAATTTCATTAGATACTTTAGGTGGTACAATGACCATCGATCAAGTATTAACTTATGGTAGTACAACTACACAAACATTAACCGTTGGTAATTTAATTGCTTCAACAAACATTACAACGGGAACAATTTTAGCAACAACAATTACAGCAACTACAATATCTTGTACAACTTTAACTGGATCAACAAGTAATGATTCTAAAGGCGAAGTGAGACTTGTGCCTTTGAATACTGCTACAAGTGCTTATACTTTATCACTCACGGACCACGGTAAATGTATATCAACCAGTTCAAATGTTATTGTGCCACCAAGTATATTTTCATCTGGACAAAATGCAGTTATTTTTAATAGCGGAACAACTGATATTACGATTACACAAAGTACAAGTGTAACAATGTATCAAGTAGGTACTGCTAATACAGGAAATAGAACATTAGCCCAAAAAGGATTAGCCACTGTCTTTTGTGTAGCATCTAATACATTTGTTATTACGGGTGGTGGTCTTAGTTAAACTTTATGATTATTTATAATGACTATTTATCCTTTTTTAATTGGTGCTGGAGGATTTAATCCTGTAATAGCTACAGGAGGCACAATCACTGACGTAACCATTAGTGGTAAATTATGGAGACGTCATACTTTTACTTCACCTGGTGGAAATCAATTTGATATAACTTCAACTGGACAATACGGAACTGTAGATGTCATCATGTGGGGTGGCGGAGGTGGGGGTGGTGGCGGAACCGGAGGTGGTGGAGGTGGTGGAGCTTATGTTAGAAATTCGAATTTATCAATTAATATTGAAACTTTAAGTATATCTGTTGGAGGTGGAGGACGTTATGGTGGAGGAAACTTTGACGGTGGTACTGGTGGATTAGGTGTAAATATTTCTGGAACAAATTATGGTTTTGGTGGTAGAGGTGGAGACGCTGCTAGTGGTGGAGCATCTGCATCTGGAGGTGGAGGCGGTGGGGCTTCATTAATTATAAGAGGAACAACTATCTTAGTTGCAGCAGGTGCAGGTGGTGGAGCCGGAGGAACTGAAAGAGGAAATTTAGGTAGTGGTGGAGGAGGATCAAATCAAAATGGTCAAAGTAATGGTTATGAAGGATCTGCTGGTGCACAAAATCCAAGTTCCAATGGAGGAAGTGGTATTTTTCAACCAGGTGGAGACTATAGTTCAGGTGGAGGTGGCGGTGGAGGATTTTATGGTGGAGGAGCTGGTACACAACCTGGTTATGACTTTTCACCAACAGGTGGCGGAGGAGGGGGTACAAATTTAGGACCAACTGTAACTAATGGATCTACTGGAGATGGTAGTTCAGGAGGAGCAGCAGGTAATTCTGGTGATTCTTTAAATGGTGGAAGTTATGGAGGTGGAGGAGGAAGAAATAGTTCAGGACAACAAGGTATTGTTTATATTCAATATCCATTACAACCTTTATAAATATGCCACTTAAAAAATTTAATTTAGTTCCTGGTTTAAATAAACAAGCTACAGCTTCACAAGCAGAAGGCCAGTGGATTGAAGGAGATAATATTAGATTTAGATATGGGTCTCCTGAAAAGATTGGTGGTTGGTCACAATTAACAAGTGATATCATGATAGGTGCTGCAAGAGCACAACATTCTTGGGCAGATTTAACAGGCAGAAAATATGCAGCTATTGGTACAGACAAAGTTTTATATATATTTTTCGATAATACTTTTTACGATATTACTCCATTGGATACTGCTTCTGCACTTACATCTTGTACGTTTGATACAACATCAGGATCCTCTACTGTAACAGTTAATAAAGCATCACATGGATTAGATCCAGGAGATTTAATTGTATTTACCGTTGTTACTGCACCTGTTGGATCAGGATACGTAGCAGCTGATTTTACAACTAATACATTTGAAATTCAAACAACACCTACGACTGGTACATTTACAATTCAAATGACAAGTAATGCCTCTGGAAATAGTACAGCTTCAGGATCAGCAACTTGCACACCTTATTATTTTATTGGTCCTGTAATTTCTACACTTGGCTATGGTTGGGGAGCAGGTACTTGGAATTTATCAACTTGGGGTACAGCAAGAACAGTTTCTAATACAACTATTGATGCAGCTAATTGGTCTTTAGATAATTATGGAGAACTTTTAATTGCAACTGTAAGAAATGGTAACACATTTAGTTGGGATCCAAATGCAGGTACAGGAGTTAGTACTCGAGCAACACTTATACCTAATAATCCAACTAAAACTATTTTAACTTTAGTATCTGATAGAGATAGACATTTAGTTCATTTTGGAACTGAAGCAACTGTTGGAGATCCAGCAACTTATGACCCAATGCTAATAAGATTCTCTGATCAAGAAGATTTAGAAGTATATGAACCTACCTCTACAAACACAGCTGGTTTTTTTAGATTAGATAATGGTACAAGAATTATTTGTGCAGTTAAGGGTAAAGATTATATTTTAGTTTTAACTGATAACGCAGCTTATACAATGCAATTTGTTGGTCCACCATTTACATTTAGTATTAGACAGGTTGCATCTAATTGTGGAGCAATTGGTCAACATGGGGCTGTGTTTGCTAATGGTATGGTCTTTTGGATGGGTGATTCTGGAGGATTCTTTGTATTTGATGGTACAGTTAAAGACTTACCTTCTTTAGTTGAAGACTTTGTATTTACAACTACGGGTGATGATAATTTAGGTATTAATTATACACAAGGAGAATTAGTATCTGCAGGATCTAATAATTTATTTGAAGAAGTTCAATGGTTCTATCCAAAAAGTGGTTCTAATGCTTTAGATAGAATTGTAAGTTATAACTATGTTGATAATACATGGTCTACAGGTACATTAGCTAGAACAACTTGGAATGATGCAAGTGTGTTTACATTACCTTATGCAACTAAATATGATTCAACAGCTATTCCAACAACACCAACTGTTAATGGTGTAACTGCAGGAGGTTCGTATTATTTTGCACAAGAGACAGGAGTTAATGAAGTATTACAATTAACGAGTACTACGACTACAAGTTTAGCGATATCAGCTTATGTTAGATCAGGAGATTTTGATTTAGACTTAGATGGAGACGGTGAATATTTTACCAAAATTAGAAGATTTATACCAGACTTTAAAAACCTAGAAGGCACTGCAAAAGTAACAATATACCTTAGAGCTTACCCTGCAGATACTACAGTTGCTCAAGGTGAAACATATATTGGTCCTTATACGATATCAACGACTACAGATAAAATAGATACGCGCGCGCGTGCGAGATTGGTAAGTCTTAAAATAGAAAATGATGCATTAGGTGATACTTGGCGTTATGGTGTATTTAGGGTAGATATACAACCTGATGGAAGAAGATAATGGCTAAGATTACAGCATACATACCAGAACCAGCTCCTGTGTTTACACCGGATAACCAAAGACAAATTATACAAGCTTTAACAACTATTAAAGATCAACTTAATACTTCTTATCAACAAGATTTAAGAAACGAACAATTAGCATTTACACAATTTTTATATGGAACTCCTGGTGGCACTTGTACAACAGGAACACCTACTAATCCAATTACTGTAGTTCCTGGAGGTAATGCAGTTGATGCATTTGGAAGATTAAGAGTATCTAATCCTCTTACAATCTTCGATAGTAAAAACGTAATGTCAAAGAATAATTTATTTGACGAATCTACAGCAAATGGTGGAACAGTTACTTATACTTCTAATAAGTCTACAGTTAATTTAAATGTAACAGAAGCATCTGGTTCTAAAACAATAAGACAATCTAAAAGAGTTATGTCTTATCAACCAGGTAAATCATTACTTTTATTTAATACTTTTGTAATGAATACACCAACAGCTAATTTAAAACAAAGTGTTGGTTTATTTGATGCTAATAATGGGATTATATTTCAAGCAGATGGCACAACATTAAAAATTATAAGACGTACCTATACATCAGGTGCAGCAGTTGATGATCCTATATCTCAATCTAGTTGGAATGGGGATAAATTAAACGGTACTGGTGCAAGTGGATTTACATTAAACGCAGCAACATCAAATATATTATTTATAGATTTAGAATGGTTAGGTGTTGGGGCAGTAAGAGTAGGTTTTGTTATAAATGGTCAGTTAATTACAGCACATACTTTTTATAATGCTAATAGTTTAACAACTGTTTACATGCAAACAGCAAATTTACCAATACGATATGAAATAGAAAGAACAGGGACTTTAACTGCAGGCACTTATACATTACAACAAATTTGTTCTACTTGTATTTCTGAAGGAGGTTATGCACCAGAAGGAAGACAACAAATAATTGGAACTTCTCAAATTAATTCAGGTGTAAATTTAGCAACAGCAAATACTTATTATAATATTGCAACTATTAGAATTAAATCATCAAGACCTTATGCGGTTATCGTTCCAGCAGGTGCTGATGTTTTAAATATATCTAATAATGATTTTGAATGGGGTTTATTTTTTAATGCAACTCCATCATCTGCTTTTAGTTATACATCTTATGATGACAATGTAGAATATGATTTAACAACTGTTGATTTAACTGTAACAGGAACAAGAGTAGCTGGTGGTTACATGGGTGGAAAAACTGCTCCAAGTACAATAGGAGATAGTGCTTTTGCTTTTGCTTATCAACTTGGACAAACAATATCTGGAACTTCTGATACATTAACTTTAGGAGTAAGACCTGGTACAGCAAACGGAGATGTTTCTGGAATGCTTAAATGGTATGATTTAACATAATGAGTATATTTTATAAAAACCAAGGATTTAATTTAACTACAACTGTTAATACAACAGTGTTAACTATTGATTCACAATCAAGAGCTTTAGTTAAAAACGTAGCTATTACAAATTATTCTGCTCAATACATAGATGTTATAGCCTATGTATATGATAGTTCTGCAGCTAACAGTTATGAATTCTTTAATGGTGAAATACCACCCGATTGCACAATTAATGCTGCAGGTACACTATTGATTTTAGAAGAGTCAGATGCTATTAAGATCCAAGCTGAGACTAGCACCAGTATTCAAGGTGTTATATCTTATGCGTTATTAAATAGAATTCAGGAGAATGGCTAGAAAAGTACAATCAGGTTCAGGTACCTTTATTAAACATACCAATAAAAAAAGACCTGGTAGACATTCAAAAAGACCAAACAAAAGAAACTCTAGAAAAGAGTATCGTGGACAAGGAAGAAGATAAAATATATAATAAAAGGCTATGAAAACTACAATAATTGATGGTGTTGAAGTACCAGTATTACCAGCTAAAGCAGAAGAAGTAATTAAAAACAAAGTAACAGGACAAGTTTATTCAAGTATTGCAGAGTTTAATGCAGATGTTGCTAATCCTAATACAGCAACAAAAGCAGAAGATTTACAACAAGATTTAAAAATAACAGTTGCATCATTACAGGTTTTTGGTAAAACTAAATAATGCAACCTTACGGTGGATCAGAAATCCAATTAGAATATTTACAAAAACACGTATCTAAAGATCTTTTAGATAAAATAAATCTTACAATTTCAATACCAGAAAAAAATCCATTAGTGTTTGATAAACCAAATGTATTATGGATTCAAAATAGTTATGATCAACCAAATGTAGCCCCTTGGTTCATGAATAAATTAAATCATGGTAAATATGATTGGTATGTATTTAATTCACATTGGGTTTATGAAAAGTTTAGGTATCATTTTAAAATACCAACTGAGAATTGTTTAATAATTAAAAATGGATTTGATGATGATCTAATAATTAAACAAGAATATAAACCAGGTAATAAAGTTAAAATGGTTTATACCTCTACACCATGGCGAGGTTTAGATGTTTTATTAGGGGCTATGGAGAAAGTTCAATCTGATTTAGTAGAGTTAGATGTGTATTCAAGCACACAAATATATGGTGATCAATTTAAAGATTTAGTAGATAAAGAATATATTGCTTTATATGATAAAGCTAAAAATTTAAAAAATGTTAATTATAAAGGTTATGCTAATCATAAAGATTTAATAAAAGTATTACATACCTATGATGTATTTGCTTATCCTAATCATTGGGAAGAAACATTTTGTATTGCAGCCTTAGAAGCATTAGCTTGTGGGCAAGTAGGTTTAGTTACTAATAATGGTGCTTTATATGAAACTTGTGCTGAATTTCCTATCTATGTTCCTTATTTAACTGATAAAAAACTACTCACAGATCAATTTGCATTTGCCATAGAGTCTTTACCTTCTATAGTAAATAATGTAACTAATGATCAAATAAAATTCCAAATGGAATATTACAAAAAGTTTTATCACTGGTCTGTAATAAAACAATATTGGGAAAGATTTTTAAATGGCATCTAAACCAGCAGTTAAGTTATTCGTAGCAACTCCAGTTCATTCTGATGTTTCAATACATTATTTTAAAGCATGTTTAGAATTTCAAAAAGAATGTTTCATTAGAAAAATACCAGTAATGTTTCAAGTAATGAAAAGTAGTTTAGTTACACAAGGTAGACAACTTTGTGTTTCTGGTTTTCTTGGAACAGATTGTACTCATATTTTATTTATAGATTCTGATATTGTTTTTAATTTTAAAATGTTTGAAAGAATGCTGAACTATGACAAAGACATTTGTATGGTTCCATATCCAATTAAAACAATAGACTTTCAAAAAATAAAAGGGAAAATTAAAAATGGAAGTGAATTAGATCCTATGGTTTTAGGTAATCAATATACTTTATCAGTTGAGAACCAAAGAAATGTAAAAGTTGAAAATGGTTTTATAGAAGTTGAAAGAGGACCAGCAGGTTGTATGTTAATTAAAAGACAAGTCTTTGATGCTTTAATAAAAGAATATCCAGAATTTACAATTAAACAACATACATTAATTGATGGTAAACTAGTTGAAAGAGAACATATGTATAATTTCTTTGATACCTATTGGGATCCCAAAGCTAAAACATATACAGGAGAAGACTTCTATTTCTGTAAACTTGCTAAACACGCAGGTATTAAAATGTATGCCTTAATTGATGAATACATTTCTCATTACGGAGAGTTTGGTTATACAGGAAGATTAATGGACGAATTTACATCAACTTCAGATACCCCACACGTTGCTGAAATATCAGGAAATGCTATAAATAGTGGCATTGATTCTAAGACATTAAAAAAGTAGGGATATTGTAGGTATTACATTATTTAGTTATAATAATAGCTAGTTAACTAAATAATATTATGCACCCAGCTTTAATAGCCGCAATGGCGACCTTTGGAGTTCAAAAATTAAGAGGTAAATCTACATCTAGAGCTTTGAGAGATTCTATCATGGCAGCAGGTTTCACGTATGGTGTTGGTGAAATAGGTGCTGGTATAGAAGCATTGGGAGCTAATACAGCAGCAGCAACTCAAGCTAGTAATTTAGCAGCTAGTGGTGGTACAACAATGGAAGCTTTAAATATTGCTAAAGGTATAGGTGCAGATAGTGCATTACTACAAGTGGAACCCTTTGTAGGTAGTGCAACAAACATAGCGGGTGCTTCTTCGTCAAACCTTCCATTATATGGAGTTCAAAATTTAAGCCCGATTGCGCAAGGAACAAAAGATTTTTTAGGAAGCACAGGAGATTTTGGAAAAAATGTTTCAGAAGCATACCAATCTGGCATTGGAAAATTTAAACAATTAGATCCAATGACTCAATTTGCAGTAAAATATGGAACAGCTCCAGTTCTAACAGCATTATTAACTCCAGATGAATTACCGAAAGGTATGTCACAAGAAGAATTTATGAAATTAGATTCAGAAACAAGAGCAAGATTATTAGCAGAAGCTAAAGAAGATGTTAAAGGTTTAGGTGATAGAGCAGAACCTAGACGTACTCAATCTTTCCCTTATGACTACACACAAGGAAATCCACTATACACACCCTTTAATAAAGGTGGTATTGTAAGTGCATTACCAAGATACGCACAAGGCGGAATAAATTACCTACCATCAAAAGTAACTCACGATGAAAACGATGTACATAATTATGTACGTGCAACAGGCTACGTAGAAGATGGTTCAGGTAATGGAGACAAAGACGAAGACACTATACTAGCTCAATTAGCAGATGGAGAATTTGTTTCGAGAGCAGATGCTATATTAGGTGCTGGTATTATGGCAGGCGCTTCTCCGTCAAGCATGAAAGATATGAGAGCTAAAGGTGCTGCATATTTTTATGAACAACAAAAAAGATTTAAAAGGATATTTGATTTATTAAATGCAAGCAAAAAAGTTACAGCAAATTGATAATGTAGTTCAACTACCTATCAATAATAAAAACGTTAAAGTAACATTAGATTTTATTAGTTTTAATGCTAACGAAATTGCTAGTGTCTGGCCATTAGTTGAAGACTTAATACAAAAGTCTTGTGAAAGAGCTGGTGGTTTTGCTGATGCTAAACATGTTAAAGAATGGCTTGAAAAAGGAATAATGCAACTTTGGATAGCTTATGATAGTAAAGAAAGTAAAGTAAAGTGTGTTTGTGTTACTGAAATTAGACAGTATCCAAACTATAAAGTTTGTGATTGTAAAATTACGACAGGCACAGATTATAAAAGTTGGGTAGATTTTATGGATGATGTAGTTAATTGGGCTCGATTACAAGGTTGTAAAAAGATGGAAATATTTACAAGACCAGGTTGGGAGAAAATTTTAAAACATAAAGGATTTGTTAAAACACACGTACAATTAGAAAAACCACTATGATTGAAATAGAAAAACTAACACTTAAACAAAAGATAGAACTATTTAAAAAACTTTACAAAGAAATTTCTGGTAAAGGTATAAATGGTGATAGTGAACTTGCGCATATAAATACATTTGAAGCAAGAATACTTAAAATGTATGGTGGTGCTGGTTCAATTAATGAAGAAACAGGATTAAGACAATATTTTGGTGGAGGTTCTGGTGGTGGAGGAGGACAACCTGCTAACACAACTCAGATGCAAACTGTTCGTGAAGCTCCTGAGATTGAAGCTAGAAAAATTGCACTATATGATCAAGCAGCATCATTAGCATCACAACCTATAGCATTACCAGCAATTCAAGTAGCTGCACCAACTACATTACAACAACAAGGTTTTCAGTCTGCAGGTACAACAGGGGTAGGTGGTCAAACTACACAAGCAGGTATTGGATCTATTTTACAAGCTCAAGCAGGTCCAAACATATCTCAGTTTTATAATCCATATCAATCGTATGTAACTGATGAAATTAATAGACAAGCTCAACAAGCACAAAATCAATTATCTGCAACAGCAATAGGCGCTGGTGCATTTGGTGGTGGAAGACAAGGAGTTGCACAAGCTGAATTAGAAAGAGCTAGACTTGCAACAATAGGTCAGTCACAAGCTCAAGGATTTGGTCAAGCATTACAAGCTGCACAAAACCAACAATCAATTGGTTTACAAGCTGGACAACAATTAGGTGCATTTGGTGCACAACAACAAGCAATGCAACAAGCAGATATTCAAAGTTTATTACAAGCTGGTGGTATTCAACAACAACTTGGACAACAAGCTCTTGAAGCACAAAGACAAACACAATTACAACAAGCGTATGAACCTTATCAAAGAACTGAATTCTTAAAAGGTATCATGACAAATTTACCAACATCACAATCTGGAATTACAGCGACCACGGCTCCCGGAACTAGTCCATTAGCGCAAGCTGCAGGAGCTGGTTTAGGTGCTTACATGGCTTTTAGAAAGTAGGTGGTCTATGGACGAAGTATTAAATAGAAAACTATTTAGGCACAAAGCACAAATAGCTTATAAAAAAGTTCAAGGTTTACAGATTGGTGGTCCACCACAATCTCCTTTTACATCTCAAGGTTTTGGTCAATCAATGCAAAGATTAGGACAAGCCTACCAATCTTCTCCATTAGTTGATTTAATTTATGATCCTAAACAAAGTATAGGAAGAAATGTAATAAATGTTTTTAATCCTGTAAGAAAAGCAAAAGGTATTTATGGATTAGGAAAAATGGGTGTTGGCTTAGGACTTAGAGGATTAGAAAAAGCAGAAAGAGGTTATGAAAAACTTGCTTCAAAAAGCCCTAAAGGATTTGGTGCTGCAACACAAGGACTTGGTTTATATACAACTGCTGAGGGTGCTGAAGACATTATTGAAGGTGTAAGAACTGATGATCCATCTAAAACAGCACAAGGCGCTGCTAATGTTTTATTTGGTGTTCCTTTAGCTAGATCTGGAGGTTCAAGATTTATGACAGGTAAACCAACAGGTGAAACATTAAAAGAAGCTTTACCTTCTTTTGGTTTTTTTGGTGCTTCGATGGTTTTACCTCAAAATGAATTAAAAAGAACACAAGATTCACAAATAGAACAATATGAAAAACAAACTGGTGTAAAATTAAATGCTAATCAAAGAAAAGAAGCTGAGTCTATTATTGCAAAACAATACGAAGCTCAACAACAAGGACAACAACCAAAAACAGCATTAGATTTAGCTTTTCCTGGTTTAAGTAATGTTGATATTATTGAAGGTAAAGGAAGACAAGATCCTGTAAATTTATTTAGTGATGTGTCTAAAAACATTGTTCAACAAAGTAATGATGCTAAAGGAATTCCACCAACTGGTTTAAGCAAAGAAGAGTATGTTGCTACATTAGATAATGACGAAAGAAAAAGAAAATCCGGAGAAGAAATTATAAAAAAAGCTAGCACAGATGCTAAACTAGGTGATTCAGCTGCAAGTAGATTTCAAAAATTTTATGAGCAGTATGATAAGGAAATTGGAGGATCAAGAGAAATTTCAGATTTACTTATGTATAAGTTAGCAACAGGACTATTAACAGGGACAACAACTAAATCTGGTTTTGCTGGATTTGCAGATGTATTAGGTAAAGCCGGTGGTGATGTTCTTGATACAGCAATACTATTAGCTGGAAAAGAAAAAGATAGAAAGGCAAGTTTATTTGAAGCATTTATGAAAAGTGAAAAAGCTAATGAAAGTAATGCTATCACCGCTGAAAGATATACAACAATTATTCCTGATCCAAATGCTTTTAACGGAGTAAGAGTAGAGGAGAGAGCTAAATTTAAAAACGGTCTTGATGCTAAAGCAGTTGCATCAAACCAAATTGATCCAGTAACTGGCATAAACTTACCTGTATGGATTGAAGCAGAATATAACCCTAATGCTATTGAAACTAAAAAAGATCCAAAACTTTTAGATGAAAGAAGAGCAGCTTTAAACTCAGTTGCAAGTTCTTACAGAATGGCAGATGCTATAGCAAAAGCTGATCCTGGAACTATAGGTGCACCTGGATCTATAAAATTATTTAAAGAAAAAATTATTGGATCTGTTACAGGAATTTTAGAAAACGAAATAACACCACCACAATATAATAAAGATATCGACTCATTTGTTAATAATGAAATTTTAGGACAAGGTGTAAGAAAAGCAGACGGTACTTTCATTAGTGCTAAGGATGCAATAGCAGAAAAAGAAAAAATGATTAATGATATAGTTAAAGAAAAAACAAAAAGTAAATTCTTTCAAAGACCTTCAAAAAATGAATTAGAAAAATTAGTTAGAAACACTAGATATGAAACTAACTTTGCTTACGCTTACGCAAACTCATTAAAAGCAGAAGATAGATTAACTGAGAAAAACTTAGAAGATGCTAAAAAAGTTTCTAAGATTT